GATTTAATAATTATAGTTTCATTAACTCCAGGTATACCCGCACCCATAGGAGTTAATGCTCCTCCTGTTGTGCTATTATCTACACCTACAAATTTATATTCGTTTACTACTGCCATTATTCTAGAAAGAAACTTTTAGCTTCTATCTCCTGTTTAACCTCATCTTGAAATGAAGTATTTAATTTTGTAATAACATCATCAAGATCTCTTACCAAAGATTGAAAAGTTCTTTGTTCGTATTCTTCGCTTGCTCTAGTTAATGATTGTACAATTCTTGCCATTATAAAATACTTGCTAAGCCTCCATAAAAATAACCTACCCTACCACCATCTTTTTTAGGAGAACCATATTTTCCTCCAGGTGTACTTGGAGAATCAACAGTTTTACCACCAGTAAATGTATCTTTTCTTGCTTCAAAAGCCATACCTGGACCTGTGTACATGTCTTTACCTATATCACTCATAGAATCTCCTTGAGCCGCTCTTCGTTGAATAGTTTTTAAGTCTCTAGCATTTGCTGCTGCTAATTCTTCTTTTTCTTTTTGTTGTTTTTCAAACTCATATATTTTGTCTGCTTTTTTCTTTGTGTTAAAAAAATTAAATTTAGCTTTATTAACATTTACTAGATTACTAAATAAATTATTAACACCTAAATCTTCATCAGTTAAATCTCCTGTATATGCTCCAGTCTCTTCTATTTCTGAAACTATATCATTTATTTGTTGTTCAGTTAATGATGTTTTATCTTGCAGTGATTTACCTATATTACCTGTTCTTTTATCAAAAGTTTTTTCAGTCATTTGGTTAGCATTGTAGCCAGCCATAATTCCTTCTGGTGTATTATATCCACCTGGACCCTCTACTATTCTACCAATGTCATCAGTATAAACACCTGTTCCTCTTAATTCATTTTCCATAATGGCTCTTTGGTTTACAGGCAAGAATTGCTCAAGTTTATCTCCTAAAAATTCAGCACCTCTTTTTATTGTACCTATATAGGGTACAAAATTTAAAGCAGTGTTTATTCCTTTTGCTAGTCCTGTAGGAGCTGGAGGATTATAATAATCAGGGCCCTTATAGTTAGGATCCATTTCCATCATTTTCATATTCATAGTAGCAGTTAAATCAGGATCATAGCCGTCAACATATTGTCTATATTCATAGTTAGGTTTGTAATCTGTTATATAGTTACCGCCTCCTCCGCCGCCACTATTATTAAAATTACTAGCTGCCGGTATTCCAAAACTTGTTTGAATTTTTTCTACGTCTTGATTTACAGCAGGAGTGTACGGACCCAGTCTGTATTTTTCTTGAGGTAAAAATTTTATACCTGATTTATAAATATCTTGATCAGCTTGATTGTAGAATAAAACCATTATCTTCGTCCTCCTGGATGTATATCCAATCTAAATGTACCTAGTTTCCAATCTTCAGCAACTGCTGTGTTTGCTACTTTTAAAGCAATAGATCTAGCCCTTAGTCGAGTGTCTATCTTATCAGTTGTAGTTGTAGTTGTAAAGTTTGTAGTTGTTTGACTATTGTTGGGGTAGTCTCTAGTTATAAAACTTACTTGAGTATTTCCTGTTTGAGAAATAAAATCTGGTATAATTCTACTAATTCTCATTATGTATTCTCCATCACCTCTAAGATCTGGTGTCCCAACAGTTTGGCCAGTGTTACTTCTTCTTTGTGTAATGTCAAAATCTCCTGAAGTAATTGTTCCTGTGATTAAAGTTGTAACTCCTCCCGCATCTATTTGATCGGTCCCCGATTCCTGTTGATAGTATATTGTGCTACCATCTGTGTTGCCAGTAACATCGAATGATGCATCATCGGAAATATTGTAATAGGTAGCGTGAGGTTTATCAAAGACTGCAGAATCTGCCCAAGTAGTTCTAGCTAAACTTCCTGTAGTCCATATAGGACGTTGTTTTGATGAATCTAAATAGTTATAAGTAACAGATCTATTAAGCACTTCTGAACCACCATTAGGATAAAACCAAGTTACTTCACCAAATAAATTATTGACACCTGAAAAAATTAAATCTCTTGGTGTACTGTTTAAACTGTCATAAACAAAATCTTCAACTAAACATGGCATTGATTTTAACTGACCATCGTATGTAAAGAAACCGTTTTCTGACATCCAATAAGCTGTGCCATCAACTTCAACACAAGCGTTCTTACCAAGAAGTCCACAGTTAGTACCTACTTGTGAGAAAGAGAATGTAAAAGGTTGACCAACAAACTGCATTAAAAATAAAGAAGTATCAGTCCAAACATATATTGCATCTCTACCTTTAATAGCTCCCATAATTTTAGAACCAGCTGCTAGTCTTTGGGTACCTGCAGTATTATTAGCTTTAACTATATAAGAGTCTGTTTGATCTATACTCTCTTGAGAAGAGAATCTAATAAACATATCGTCTTGTGTTGTTGGATCTCCAATAGTTGTTTCTGTTCCAAAAAATACTAAGTGTCTATCTGGTGTAGATACTAACACATGACGTGATGCTGTAGGTGCATTAGCAATTAAAGTTGCTCTAGTTGCTGTAGCAGCGGCTGCAGCTGCATCCCATTCAAAACATTTACCGTTATAAATAAGAGCAATTAATTTTGTACCATAGTTATCTAAAACCCATAAACCTGGATCAATAGTAAAGTCATCAGAAGAAGCCTCACCCCATCCAACAAAATCAGTTATATTTGTAACCACGGCTCCTGAGCTATGTCCAGATTTAGTAGTACCATTTACTTCTCTCGTAGCACCTTCTAAATTATTTCCGTTAATAGATGTGTAAGAAATATCTTCTGTTCCGATTCTAATTGTTCCTGTCGAAGGAAAATTGTTTGTAGAAACTAAAGGAATTACTGTAACGGCATCATTAATACCTGCGCTCAATGAATTAGTTACAGGACCAGGACTTGTTCCTGACCATAAACCTGTTCCCCAACCGAAACCTCCCGCTTGTTGAGCTGGTCCCACTGTATAATAACAAAGTACAGAAGCTGATCCTGCTCCACTTAAAGGAGTTCCAGATTCTTGCGCGGCCATTGTTATAGTAAAAGTTGTAGTGGTAGGAATAGAAGTCACCATAAATTTTTGATCTTCAAATGTAGCATCGGTATAAGTAGAAGATCCAGTAATTCCGCTTACTGAATCAAACAATACAATATCGTTTTCTGCTAATCCGTGCGGAGTTCCAACAGTTACGGTAACGGTTGTTGAAGATGATGTACTTGTAAAAGTAGCTCCTGCAATTGTAGTTCTTATGGGATGTATGTCGTAATATGTTCCACCGGAATAAACGTAAAGAATTCTGTTTGTACCTATAGCTGCGTATTTAATACCAGCATTATTGTCCCAATGATGTAAAGCTCTTGCAGCTCCTGTTAGTTTAGACTCACCTAATTGTGACCAGCCGCCTATTTTTTCTGGAGTTCCATATCTAAATCTAACATTGTCACCATCAAACCATTGCCCTTCGGCTCCGGTTTCTGTAACTTGTTTGTTGAACCCTGGTAGAAATCCTAATTTTTGTAACATATAAACCCATTATTATACTATTTTACAAATGATGGTAGACCTAGCATAGGTCTGCCGTCAAATTTGTTTTTTTCAGCAAATGGGCCATTTACATGATTATAATGTAAAAATACTTGACCGCAAATGTTCCCGTCAAAAGGCTTTCGCCAATGTTCAAGATCACAGCCACTATATACTAGCATATCACCTACTTCAAGCAAGACTTTTGTGCCTTCAGGTGCATTGGGTTTATGTATATTTTTTATTTCATCGATAACATTATCAGCCCCTGTGCCATCTATAAAAATTGGCCAAGGGTCACCACCTAAATTAATCGTAGTTGATATTTCACAACTAGGTCTATCTTTATGTCTTTTTAATTCATCTCCTTTTTTATATATTCTAGCGTATGAATAAGTTGGAATTAAATTTAAGCCTGTTTCTTGCTGCATTATTGGTAGTACTTTCACTAACAGGGTCTCCATTACATGATCTGCATAATGAGCATAAGTGTTTGGGATCTGTTGATCTTTCCACGTGCCTAATAGACCTGTGTCGTACATAATATTATTATCATACATATATGTAACTGCGTCTCGTTTAAGCAAAAAATAGTTAAAAATAAAATTAGCTAACTCGTAGCTAATAGCTTTTTTAATCACATGATATTTATTAAAATCCATTTTTCCAATTATTCT